TTTAATAGGAAATATGTATTTTAGTCGTACTTTAGAGGATTGGGCGCGTTTTGATATTAACAATAGAACTAAGTTTGATGCTACGATCAGTTCTGGTCTAGCTTTAATGGCTATTCAGAAACACTTATATCAGGCGGTTAAAAAAGAATCAAAAATAAAGTTTAACTTTGCAAGATATGACAATAAGGGAAGTTACAGCAAAATTATAAGGTAAATGCAAGATGTAAAAATAGACATTAATCCTATGGGTTTTCCAAGTCAGTTTGTTTCTGATTCAACAAAGAAAACGCTAGAGTTTGGATTACAAATAGGGCAAGCCATACAATACGAATGGTTTAGAAAAGACGGAAATACAAATAGGTTTTACAATCAATGGGGAGACTTTCATAGGTTAAGACTTTATGCTAGAGGAGAACAGTCTGTATCTAAATATAAAAACGAATTAGCAGTGGATGGTGATTTAAGTTACTTAAATCTTGACTGGACTCCTGTTCCTATAATTCCAAAGTTTGTAGATATTGTTGTTAATGGAATGTCAGACAGGATATTTCAAGTAAAAGCATATGCACAAGACGCTATGTCTATGGATAGAAGAAATGAATATCAGCGTATGATAGGTGCTGATATGGCTTCTAAAGAATTAATTACACAAGTAAATAAAGACTTTGATGTTAATGCTTTTTCTGGTAATGTAGATGAGTTGCCTAACGATAGTGAGGAACTGGCTTTACATATGCAAATGAAATATAAGCCATCGATAGAAATAGCAGAAGAAGAAGCTATAAATACTGTGTTTGAAGAAAATAGGTATTTAGAAATAAAAAGACGTTTAGATTATGATCAAACAGTTTTAGGTATTTCTGTAGCTAGACATTCTTTTTTACCTGGAGATGGAATAAAAATAGATTATGTAGATCCAGCTAATTTAGTTTACAGCTATACTGAAGATCCTCATTTTAAAGATTGTTTTTATTGGGGTGAAATTAAAACACTACCAATAATTGAATTAAAGAAAATAGATCCAACTCTTACCAAAGAGGATATGGAAGAAATTTCTAAATATAGTCAAAGCTGGTATGATTATCACAATACATCTCAGTTTTATAATAATAGTTTATTTAGCAAAGATAGTGCTACAGTTTTGTTTTTTAATTACAAGACCACAAATACATTTACTTACAAAAAGAAAATTAACAATGTAGGTGCTGAAAAGGTTATTGAAAAAACAGATGATTTTAATCCTTCTGTTGAAATGATGGAAGAGGGGAAATTTAAAAAAGTTTCTAAAACTATTGACGTATGGTATGAAGGAGTTATGGTTATGGGTACTAATATTATGCTAAAGTGGGAAATGGCAGAGAATATGGCACGACCACAATCGGCTAGTCAAAATGTATATCCAGAATTTATAGCTTGCGCTCCTAGAATGTATAAAGGTGTTGTTGAATCTTTAGTAAGACGTATGATTACGTTTGCTGATTTAATTCAAATTACACATTTAAAACTACAGCAGGTATTATCTAAAGTTGTTCCTGATGGTGTCTTTATAGATGCAGATGGATTAAACGAGGTTGACCTTGGCAATGGAGCTGCTTATAATCCAGAAGATGCATTACGAATGTATTTTCAAACAGGTTCTGTTATAGGTAGAAGCTATACTCAGGATGGAGATTATAATCAGGCTAAAGTTCCAATTCAACAATTAACAGCTAGTTCTGGTCAATCTAAAATACAAAGTTTAATAGGTACATATAATCATTATTTGAATATGATGAGAGATGTAACTGGATTAAACGAAGCTAGAGATGGATCTTTACCTAATGAAAATTCATTGGTAGGATTACAAAAAATGGCTGCACTAAACAGTAATACAGCTACAAGACATATTTTACAAGCAGGTTTAAGTATTACTCAAAATTTAGCAACTGCATTATCATCAAGAATAGCTGATGTTTTGGAGTATGCTGATTTTAAAGAAGAGTTCATAAATCAAATTGGTAAATACAATGTATCTGTATTAAATGAAATAACAAATTTATATTTAAGTGACTTTGGTATTTTTATTGAGGTAACTCCTGACGAAGAAGAAAAAGCAATGTTAGAAAAGAATATTCAAATGGCATTGCAAAGAGACTCTATAAATCTAGAGGACGCTATTGATATTAGAGAGATTAAAAATTTAAAGGTTGCAAATCAAGTTCTTAAATTAAAAAGAAAAAGAAAACAAGCGGCAGAAGAAAAATCAAAAGCAGCAGCAGCTCAACAGCAAGCTCAAATAAATCAACAGTCTCAGCAAATGGCAGCACAGGCGGCTATGCAAAAACTGCAAGCAGAAACTCAAGCTAAAGTTCAATTACAACAAAGCGATATGCAATTTCAAGTTCAGAAAATGCAAGGTGAGGCTTCTATAAAATCAGAGTTAATGAAATTAGAGTTTGATTTACAAATGAAACTTAAAGGAGTTGAGGTAGAGGCAATGTCTAAAAGAGAAGATCAGAGAGAAACTGCAAAGGCTGAAAGAATAAGTCAAGCAAATACTGAACAATCAAAATTAATACAACAACGTAAAAATAATTTAGCTCCAGTTAATTTCGAATCTAAGGAAGATAGCTTAGATGGTTTTGATTTAGCGGAGTTTGAACCAAGGTGATAATATTATGCAAAAATTAAGTGGTCCTCAATTAAATCAAGCTCGTGATGATTTTAATTCTAGGGTCGAAAAGAAAAGTATTTTAGGTAAAAGTAAAAAAATTATATGGACATATAAACGTAGATATGGTAACATATAATTGCTAAAATAATATATTTAAATAAATGTTAACTTTACAAAAATAAAATCAAATGGAATTCAAACAAGTAAAAGAGGTTTCTCCAATAGAAGAGAAATCAACACAAGAAGTTGAACAGAATCTTTTAGATAAGCACGAAGAAAGTTTAAAAGTATCTGATGTCAATCAAAATGTTTCAGAAACAAGTGACACTGTAGAAGAAACAATAGTAGAAGAAACTAAAGTAGATCAAGATGTTACTGATTTACCAGAAATAAAAGATGAGGATGTACTTTCTTATATTAAAGAAAGATATAATAAAGATATTTCTTCAGTAGATGAATTGTTTTCTGAACAAGAAAAAAACAGTCCATTACCTGATGAGGTTTCTAAGTATCTAGATTTTAAAAAAGAAACAGGTAGAGGATTTGAAGATTTTATTAAAGCCAATAAAAACTATGATAATTTAGAAGATGATCAAATACTAAAAGAGTATTACTCCTTAACTGAATCAGATTTAGATTCTGAAGATATTCAATATCTTATGGAAGATAAGTTTGGATATGATGAAGAAGTGGATGATGATAGAGATATAAAGAAAAAAAATATATCTAAAAAAAGAGAACTTGCAATAGCTAAGAAATATTTAAGTAAGCTATCGGAAACATATAAAACTCCTCTTGAGTCAAGTGGGAGTTCGTATTCGGAAGAACAACTTAAAGAAATCAATGCTTACAAGGAATATGTTCAAAAGGCTCAAACTGAAGTAGAGTCCAACAAAAGAAAGTCTGAGTACTTTCAGAAAAAAACAGATGAGGTTTTTAGCTCCGAGTTCAAAGGTTTTGAGTTCAAGGTTGGAGATAAAAATGTAATTTATTCATCTGGTGATGCAAATGAGATTAAGTCAAAACAAGTTAATGTACAGAGTTTTATAAATCAGTACATAGGCGAAGATGGTTTAGTTAACGATGCACAAGGTTGGCACAAAGCATTAAACGCAGCAATGAACCCAGACAAACTAGCTCAGTATTTTTACGAGCAAGGAAAGGCAGACGCCATAGGAGATGTTTCGAAGAAAAGTAAAAACATCAATATGAGTTTGAGGCAAACACCTCAATCGTCTCCACAGCAAGGGTTTCAAGCAAGAGCGGTTAGTACAGACTCAGGAAGAGGTTTGCGAATAAGGAGTAAAAACAAAAATAATTAATAATTAAAAAATTTTAAAATGGCAGGATCAATAGCAGCAAATCCTACTTTCGCACTACAGCCTAGTGCAGAGCAGGTAGTATTACAAACAAACTATATCACTAATTTTGATTTCTTAAATCAATATTTACCAGATACTTATGAAAAAGAATTTGAAAGATATGGAAACAGAACAGTAGCATCATTTTTAAGAATGGTAGGCGCTGAAATGCCTTCTAACTCAGACCTTATCAAATGGGCAGAGCAAGGAAGATTACACACTAAATATGTAGACGTAGTTTCAGCAGCAGCAGCAGGGTCTAACACAGCAGTATTAACTGTAGGTGACGTATTAGTGCCAGGAAGCGGATCAATCGCTTTAAGAGTAGGTCAAACAATTATGATCTCTGATAACACAGCAGCTTCAGTTTTAACTAACAAAGCTTTAATTACTGCGGTAGATATGGCTAACGCAACTATTACTGTAGCTTATTATGAAGCAGCAGGTCAAGCAGTAGCGGCAGCAGTTGTTACTTCTTTATTTGTATATGGTTCTGAATTCCAAAAAGGAACAAACGGAATGCAAGGTCAATTAGAAGCTGATGATGATATTTACAGCAATTCACCAATTATCATAAAAGATAAGTATGCGGTATCAGGATCTGATATGGCTCAAATTGGATGGATTGAGGTAACTACAGAAAACGGAGCAACTGGTTTCTTATGGTACTTAAAGTCTGAACACGAAACAAGATTAAGATTTGAAGACTACTTAGAAACAGCTATGGTGGAAGCAGTTCCAGCAGCAGCAGGTGGTGGTGTTGCAGCAATTGCAGCAGGTGTAGCTTCAGGAGTTGGTAACAAAGGATCTGAAGGTTTATTCTATGTAGTAAACAACAGAGGTAATGTATGGTCTGGTGGAAACCCAAGTACATTAGCTGAATTCGATTCTATTATCCAAAGATTAGACAAACAAGGATCTATTGAAGAAAATGTTATTTTCTTAAACAGAGAGTTTGGATTTGATATTGATGATATGTTAGCTTCTCAGAACTCTTATGGAGCAAATGGAACGTCTTACGGTTTATTTGACAATGACAAAGATATGGCATTGAATTTAGGATTTACAGGATTCCGTAGAGGATACGACTTTTACAAGTCTGACTGGAAATACTTAAATGACCCAACAATGAGAGGTGGTTTAGTAGGTGGAAAAATCAACGGTATTTTAGTACCAGCTGGTTCAACTACAGTTTACGACCAAGTACTTGGTAAAAACGCTAAGAGACCATTCTTACACGTTCGATACAGAGCTTCAGAAACTGAAGACAGACGTTACAAAACTTGGATTACAGGTTCAGCTGGTGGAGCAGCTACTTCTAGCTTAGATGCAATGGAAGTAAACTTCTTATCAGAAAGAGCTTTATGTACTTTAGGTGCTAATAACTTCTTCTTATTCAAAGGATAAGATAACAATTTGTAATTTTTACCCTCGTTATAAAGACGGGGGTAATTATTACTTTATAAACTTTAATTTAAATCAAATGAAAACAACAAAAAAAACAGTTTTAAATAACAAAACTTACAAATTAAAAGGAGATATTGCTCCTTTAAGTTTAATGATACCAGCTAGAAATAGCAGAAGATCACCTTTAATGTATTTTGATGAAGAGCAAGGAATAAACAGAGCGCTTCGTTACGCAAGAAATCAAAAAAGTCCTTTCGAGGATGAACAAGATGGTAACGCCATCCTAGAGCCTATCGTATTTGAAGATGGGTTTTTATTTGTTCCTAAAACAAATCCAGTGCTACAACAATTTTTATCATTACATCCATCTAACGGACATTTATTTATGGAGGTAGATAAGGAGGTTGATGCAACTGCTGATGTTGATAGTTTAGATATGGAGTTAGAAGCTCAAGTATCTGCCAAAGGATTAAGCTTAGAGCTTATGGAGACTATTGGTCGGGTTGTAATTGGATTAAATGTGGACAAACTTAGTTCGGCAGAATTAAAAAGAGACATTAGGTTATTTGCAAAAAGATACCCTCAAGATTTTTTAGAGTCTTTAAATGATCCTTTATTAATTTTACAAAATAAATGTTCTCAATTCTTATCGAACAATTTAATTATAATGAAAAATGAAAAAGATGTTTATTACAATTTAAAACAAAACAAAAAGAAATTACTTACTGTTCCTTACGGAGAAGATCCATTATTTATATTGGCATCGTTCTTTCAAAGTGACGAAGGGCAGGCAGTATTTACTTTATTAAGTAATAGATTAAAAAAATTAGATGAATAAATATTGTAATTAATTGTCTAAATATTATAGAGGTTTCACTAAAATGAAGCCTCTTTTTTTTTTCGTATCTTTGTTTAAATAACAATTTGAAATGATTAACACAGTAAGAGCAACAGTATTGTCGATTGCGAATAAAAACAATTACGGATATATAACTCCTAGTGATTTTAATTTATACGCAAAGCAAGCTCAATTAGATATTTTTGAAGACTATTTTTATCAATATAATAGTTGGATTATAAAACAAAATGCCAGAGTTTCTGGTAGTGAATATGCAGATATACTAAAAGGATTAGTAGAGGTTATTGATAGTTTTTCTGAAACAAGAGGTTTAATTAATAATGGTATAAACCTATACAACCTTCCTGAAAACTATTACTTAATAAATAAAATAAACTATTATCCTAACGTTATATTTTCATCTACCAGCACAGCCGCTGGATTAAATACACTTACTGATGCTAATGCAACTTTTATAACAACAGGAACTGTTAGTTCTGGACAATTTATATCAAACACTTCAGTAAATAGCATATACGCTGGATTTGGTGCGTATGTAGTTAGTGTGGATTCAGAGACTCAATTAACATTATCTGGTAATCCATTTGGTACTGCAAGTACAGTAGGTAATTCATATACTATTGTAACAACAGCAGGTATAAGAGAAATAGAAAGAGTTTCTCAAAATAAAATATTTTATTTAAACTCTTCTAGCTTAACGTCTCCAAACGTTTCATATCCTGCCTATGTTTTAGGAGGTGGAACTAGTACAGCTATTGGGAATACTATAACTGTATATCCTGAAAGTATAACTGGAGCTGGTAAAATTTTATCACAATATATAAGATACCCGTTAGATCCTAACTGGACATATAGCACACTAACAGGTGGAGAGCCTGTTTTTGATGAAGGTGCAGCAGATTATCAAGATTTTGAATTACCTGATTCTGATGAACCTAATTTAGTAAATAAGATATTGCAATATGCAGGTGTATCAATAAGAGAAAATGATATAGCTACTTTTGGAAATATTCAAGAACAAGAAGATAATCAACAACAATCATAAGAAATGGCATATATAACAGACTATCAATATTATGAAAACGGAGGGGTTAATCCTACGAATTCAAACTGGGGGTCATACCAATTTGTATCGTTAGACGATATAGTAAATAACTTTATGCTGATGTATGTTGGTAATGATAAGTTGATAAACAATGTGGAAAAATATAATATTTTATTTCACGCAAAGCGAGGTATTCAAGAATTGAACTACGATGCTATGAAGGAAATAAAAGTTTTAGAGCTAAGTGTTTGTGATCAATTAAGATATGTTTTACCTCCTGATTATGTAAATTGGGTTAGAATTTCTATATATCAAAATGGTGTTCTTATGCCATTAACAGAAAATATTCAAACTAATTGGAGTAACGCTTATTTACAAGCAAATGATTGTAAAATATTATTTGACGAATACGGAAATATTTTAAAGCCAGAAAACTCTACCATAGATATGGATAGAATATCTGGATCAAAAAAAAGTCTTTATTTAAATTCCAATAGTAGCCAAGACGGTAATATGGGTTATAATATAGATGGTTCTTGGTATTTTGATTACAGTGTTGGACAACGTTATGGTCTTAATACAGAGACAGCTAACTCAAACCCTACATTTAAAATTAACAAAGCTTCAGGAGTTATAAATTTTAGTTCTGGAGCAGCAGATAAGCTAGTTATTTTAGAGTATGTTTCAGATGGTATGGAAAATGGCGTAGACTCTGAAATAAATTTAAATAAACTATTTGAAGATTTTATTTATGCGTACATAAAATATGCTATATTAACAAGTAAATACGGGGTGCAAGAATACATTATAAATAGGGCTAAAAAAGAAAAAACAGCTTTATTAAGAAATGCAAAAATACGATTAAGTAACATACATCCAGGAAGATTGTTAATGAATCTAAGGGGTCAAGATAAATGGTTGAAATAATATGCCACAGTTTACAAGAAATTTTATAAAAGGGAGAATGAATAAAAGCGTTGATGAACGATTAGTTCCTCAAGGTGAATATATTGATGCTCAAAACTGTAGACTTGGTTCTACGGAAAACACAGAAATAGGTGCTGTAGAAAATTCTTTAGGAAATACAAGGCTTACGACTTTAACTTATGAAGGTCAGGCTTTAAGCTCTGATACTAAATGTATTGGCGCTTATGAAGATGGAGGTAATGAAACTATGTATTGGTTTGTAAATGATCCAGCTAATACAACTTCTAGTACTGGAGTTGTAGATATGATTGTTTCTTACGACACAAAAAATAATTCTCTTTTTTATCACGTAATATCTACTAGTGTTTTAAATTTTAATGACAAAAAATTAATAACAGGAGTTAATCTTATAGATGGTTTATTGTTTTTTACAGACAATTTAAATCCTCCTAGAAAAATAAATGTTAGCAGAACATATCAATATCCTATAAGTGACGTTGATCAAATTACAGAACAAGATATAGGAGTTATTGTTGCGCCTCCATTATTTGCGCCTACATTAACACCAACTCAACAAGGTGGAGGAGAAAATTATATGAAAGAAATTATGATTTCTTTTGCATACCGATACCAATATGAAGATAATGAGTATTCGGCTATGTCTCCATTTTCACCTATATCATTTTCACCTGGTCCTTTTCAATTAAATTATTCTACCTATGATAATATAGGTATGGAAAATGTATATAATAGTGTTATTATTAAATTCAATACAGGAACTAAAAATGTTAAAGGAATAGATTTATTATTTAAATCAACAAACTTTACAACAGTAAATGTAATAGAAAGATTTAATAAGCTTGATCAAGGGTGGTTAAATAATGTAGAACAAACTTTTCAATTTACAAATCAAAAAATATATACAGTACTTCCTGAAGCTCAAATGATTAGATTGTTTGATAATGTTCCTAGAATAGCTCAAGCACAAACACTAATGGGTAACAGGCTTATGTATGGAAACTATGTTGATGGATACAATATAACTAATTCTGATGGTCAAGATGTTTACTTAGACTATGAATTAGACTTGGTTACAGAAGCTTTATCGTCTGATCAAACATCATCTGTTAATAGTGATTTTAACTACTCTATAAATGGGTCAGTAAATATTATAAATGGTACTGCTAGTTACGATATATCTGGATATGATTTAAAAGCAGGCGCTCAAATAGGTATTGACTTTAATTTAGGTCATTCACAATTTTCAGGTGCATCAGAATATGTTGATGGAACAGAGCCTTTAAATGAGTTTGAAAATACATTTTTATATAACTTACAAGAAGACTTTGCAAATGCACACGACCTAGTAACTTCACCAGGTTTTGTTGCTGCAATATCTGAATTTGTAGCACCTTCAAACTCAACTTGTTTTCCTCCATTTTGTACAACAGGATGTACAAGTGGAACATCTATTACAGATTTAATTAACTGTTCTATAGTGCCAAAAACAAGCTGGTACAAAATAGGTTTTGGTTTATCAGGAACAAACCAAGGAATGTCTATAGGCTCTACACCAGGAAGTAATACATTTTCTTTAACAGCTCAAGCTATTAAGTATGAAAAGTATGACGTAAGTGTATCTCCTGCTGTTCCTTTAGGTATTTTTGCGTACGAATATTTTACAGTTCTTCAGTCTGAGTTTTTATATAGTTTAAGCTCTTCTAAAAGCAGTTTACATAGTGATAGAGATTATGAAGTAGGAATTGTGTATGAAGATGATTACGGAAGAGCAAGCACAGCTTTGGTTGATACAAATAATACAGTATACGTTCCTTGCGATAATTCTATTACAAAAAACACAATAAAAGTTACTTTAAATAGTTACCCACCTTATTGGGCTACCAAATATAAATTTGTTTTAAAACCATCTAAAGATGAATATAGAACAGTAT